TTTCTGTTTAAGAAATTATCCATTGTTATGTTTGTAGTATCTGATTTAGATGAGTAATACATATTTTTATATCCTCTATCTATAATAGTTTGAACTGTATCCCATCCTATATTATTGTTTTCAACTACAAGTAATGCTTCATTATATTCAGTAGCTAATGCTACAAGCATATGTCCATAGTCTCTAGTTCCAACTTGACCTTTATATTCTGCTACTTGTTTTGCTTCCATTATATCAATAACATGACATGCTGAATAGTCTTTACCATCTCCTCTTGCCACGTCAGCTACAACCATATAATTTTTTGAGTAGTCTGGATATTCCCATTTCCATAAGTTACCATCAAATCCAGTTTTAGAAACAGGATCTGCTTGGTAGGTTTGAATATACCAATTTAAAATATCAGGTTCAACAACTGTATCACCTGATGTACTAAAATCACAATCACATTCTTGGGCAGCATTTCTAAGACCTAAAATAGCATCTTGTTCATCTCTCCATTTTTGAGTTCTTTCAGGATGTACAGTCCATGGTAATTTAATAGATACAAATCCATTTTTTCCTTCTTCACCACCAATAAATGTTCTATGAAACCAGTTACCTGTACCATAAGGAGTTGATATAGCTACACATTGTCCTCCTGTAGCTAAAGTTTGTTGCGCAGATGCAAATATCTCATCAATACCTTCAATAAAAGCAGCTTCATCTAGCAGCAGTAGTGATACTGCTTCAGATCTACCTGCATCTCCAGTAGCGCCAATAGCTTTAATTTGAGACCCATTAGCTAGTTTTAAACTTAATTTATTATTTTCTGTTGCTTTTAATTTTAACCATGTTGGTAAGTTATCATAGGCAAATTTTACTTTTGTAACCATGTTTTTAGCAGTTTCCTGCTTAGTAGCTATACAAAGTATATTTTTATCTTTATTAAATAACATTAACCAAAGTGAATAAGCAGATGATAAAGTAGATATACCTAATTGTCTTGACTTATTAACAACATTATATTTATTCTTTTTAAATTGATTTAATACTCCTTCTTGAAATGGATATAAATTAAATTGGATACGACCACGTTGTGGGTGTTGAATCCAATAATACTTTTTCATAAAATAAACAGGATCTGTAGCACATTTAATATATTCCTGCTTAATTATATCTTTAATATTTTGTTGATCACTCATGTATATAAATATATAAAAGAAAGTCTAACCTTACGGGGTTAGACTTCAGAGCCATAATACTGAGACTATAGCGGGGGTTGTTCCTAAGGTAGAACTATTTTACAAGTAAAAATGTTAAGCCAGCTATTGCTAATCCAGCTCCTATTTTACCTATTTGGGCGCGTATCTTAAGTTTATGATTTTCTAATTGGAGTGTTTTATGTTGAAATTTCCAATCTTTAATCTGATTTTGTTGATTATCAACTATATTTTTATAATTGATTTCTTTTTGAACATATAGTGATATAACACTATCTTTACCCACTATTCTTTGTCCATTTAAAGTAATAATATCATTTTTGACAACTAATTCTTCTTTAGCACCGTCTAATTCAATTAAATCTTTAGCTACGCTAACTAACACTGGTTGTGCTAGTGGAAGTGGATTAGTAATTGTATCTAATGGGTAACGTTTATTAAATGAAGATATTAATTCTTTTTCAGTATATGTATCAACTTTACTTTTAGATGAATCAATCCATTTAGTTATAACTTTAACTTTACCTTTAGCTTCTTCTAATTGAAGTTCAAGATCATAATCAAGTTCTTCTAAAGCCAATACTTCTAAATCTTTTTGATGATTATCTTTTTGTAATGAATCAACAACCTGTACTAAGCTATCCTGCTTGACTACAAATTCTTTATTTAATCCACTAAATTTGACTTTGTCAAATACTACCCAAATCAATAACAATAAAATAACTACTAATAATATATATTTTTTCATAAATTAAATTTCTTCGTCTTCAATATCAATTGGTTCATCATCTATTCCTAATTTTTTTAATTCCTCTTCATCACTTGTTTTACGTTTTGAACCAATAGCCGGAATTTCTTTTTCACCTAATGCTTTAAGAATTTGTTTCAAAACACTCCTGGTGTTAGTAGCTCCAAATTTATACTTATCTAGATCATTTAATACTTTAACATAAGCATTATAATCTTCATCTTTTAATTCTTCTAACTTATCAACAAGTTGTTGAATTAAACTTGGTAAAGCTGCTTTAGCTACATTTTTAGAACTTTGTTGAGCTGATTTATAATCTGAACTTGACATACCTCCATCTTCAGCTTCAGTTACATTTTTACCTGTTTTAATATTTGATATAGAATATTGTTTGATAATTTTATCAATCAAATCACCATTATCAACTAACCACTCTCCAGCTTTTGAACCTGTAGCTGTTATTCTTGGTTTTTTAAGTTTAGCTATATCTTTTTCAGATGGCTCTTTTTCACTTTCATCTCCTGCTGCTGGTGCTTTTTTAGATTTTATATTTTTCTTACCAATAAACAAATCTTCAGCATCTTCAGGACTTACAAACATATCACCTTCTTCTGGTTCTTCATCAGCAGCAGTAGCTGTCTTAGCAGTTGTTGTTTGTAGTAATTGATTTCTAATATCTGGAGTAAAAGACCAGTTAATACCTGGAGCTGATTTTTTCTCAATATCACTCTTTAGTAATTCAACCTCCATTGGTTCAACACCTTGTTCTTTTGCTTGAGCTATAAAATAATTAATAACTTGTTGTTTCCTATCTACTTTAAATGTATCAGGTTTACTAATTCTATCTTTTATACCTGGAAATTCAGGATTTAGTTTATATTTTTCTTTGGCTAAACGAGCCATTTCCTTCATAGGAACTCTAATTTTAAGTTTATTTTCAATTAGAAATTTTTTGTAGTCAAAATCTGCCATGATTTGTGTTTATGTGTTAATAAATATTTTAAATTATATTATCTAATATAGTATTCATACGATCTGCTGTGGAACCACTAAGTACTATCATTTTTTTAGGTGGGTAAAGTGTTAATAAGCGCAAAATTTCTTGATTTATATTAGCTCTATATTCAAGATCTGTTTCTCTTACACCATTATTTTCCATATTTGTACCTACAGGATCAATATAAAATACAATATCGTATTGTTCTCTTAATAACATAGCTGTGTTTACAAATTGAGATTTTTCATGCATTGTTATTGATTTAGCTAACATTGTAAATGCAGATACATCCCAAACAGTTCTATCAGCTATAAGATCTTTATGTAATAGCTCACTAGCTCTTTCAGCTAAAAATACTAATTGACCATTAATTGTTGAATCTGTATTAAGTGGAATACCTAAATCTCTTAAATATTTGCTACGTTCAGTAGCTATTTTATGTTTTTTAAACAATTTCAGCTCAGACAACGATTTAACTAATGTTGTCTTGCCTACTGACATTGTTCCGCATAGTCCTATTTTCATATTGGGTGGGGTATAGTTTGATATAAATATTGACTAAAAACGTGTATCAAATTTTGGATCTTTAGCTGGTGGGACACCATTACTATCACGTTTGCGATCAAGCCACTCATCTTTAGTGTATTGAAATCCAAACAACCAATATTCTTTTTTACCGTCTGGGTGAATTACTGCAGGATCATCCCAATTATGTAGTTTTCCATTCAGTGCGTATACAACTGTACCATCAGGTTTTTTTAATTTTTTTACTGGTTCTAATTTACTCATATTTTTATGTTTTAATAAAGATAGTTAATTAATTAAGGTTAAGCAAACTTTCAGCTACATAAATACCATGAGCACCTGATACTGTTATACCGCGAGCACTTAAAGCATCACCAACAAAGTGTACATTTGGATACTCATTTAATGATAAGTCTGTATAATTAACTAACGGTTCAGGAGATAAATATTTTACTTCAGGAATGTACATACCCCAATCATCACCAAATTCAAATACTTTATTCATATCATTGATAAAATCAGTAATATATTTAAAATATCCTTGAAATTCTTTATCTACATCTTTTAAACCAATTTCATCAATTTGAGCTGTATTAATAGATGTTCCTTCTGATGTATTTGATGGTGTTCGAGTATTATTAGGTGAATAATATAATCCTGTGTTATTAGGTCTTATTTGTAGTTTATTTACTAAGTCACGTGACCATTTAAATGGGTCTTCAATACCTTTGATTTCCATTAATATACCAAAGTTGGTCATATTATTTCTAAATTCTTCTCCTTTTTTTGCATGGCCGTTGTATGTAACATCACCATACGTTTCTTCAACCGCCACATAAGCAGCGTTATTATTAGTGCAAAAGCTACGAAGGGATACGTTATCAAATTTTTGATAGAGTTTAAAGTCATAGCTGATATCTATTAGTTTTTGAAAGTATTTTTGTGGTGCTTCAAATCGAATACCAATTTGTACTGATTTAGCTTCGTTAGGTAGTTGATAATCATCTGCTAATTTTTGAGCAAAATCAATACCTGATTTACCTACTGCGAATATTAGTTCTTCATATTTAAGATAATTATGTCCTATTCCTATTTCATTAGTATTAAAGTTAATAGTATTTACTTCAGTATTCCAAGCAAACTTAACACCTTTATCTACTAAAAATGAATACCATGATTTAGCAATTTCATGTAAGAAATTACTTCCAATATGCCATACAGGAAATAAACGTAATCCAAAATATGGTTTAATGAAGTCAGGTTCAGCAATAGGATCAGACATAAAAATTTCATCTGGTTTAGGATGAAAACGAGTAAAATTATCTACTACTTGTTTCATTAATTCCATTGCTTTTTCCTCACCACAGTATTTAGATAATTGACCACCAATTGCTGTATGATAAGTTAATTTACCATCAGACCAACCACCAGCACCTAACATACCTGTCATTACTTCTTCAGGTAAGCGATTTATTGGGTCATTACCTTTGTCTATGATTGTAATTAAACTACCATCATATCCATTGTCTACTAATTTAGTAGCAGCGTTTATACCAGCTACACCTGCTCCTACAATGACTATTCTTTTATCCATTTAGGTATGTTATTTAATTTGTTATAATTTAATTTTTTAATTCCAATTTTATCTTTAATATAGAAATTTCTATATGCTTCTATTGTATCGTTTGATTTATATTCATCAGGCATACATTGTGGTGGTGGCCTAAATTCAATTTCCGGAATCTTACCAACTAATAAAGATAAGTTATCTTTTACCCAAAGCAAAACTTTTTCTGTAGCATGTGATTTACCATATCTAACAACAAACTCATTACATATTTCTAAACCATGTTCAAGTAACCATTTAGTATGATAAATTGATTCACGAACCCATTTTGTTGATGGATGGTTATAATGAGCTTTCTTATATGGTGCATCAATACCATAGTGGTGAAATACTGTACATAACATTTGAGCAGATTCAATTTGCATTTTGCGAATATGATCATCTACTAATTGTTTAGCGGCTATTTTTGGATCAGGATGTATGTAAAATATATTCATATTAATAATATAATTCATTTATATAGGTCAAATAAAGGTGGCGCCCTTTTTAGGGGCGCCACAGCTGCCATATTC